CTGACGGGAACCGCGCAGCGCGCAAGAAAGGGGGGTGGGGCGACCAACGGAAGTAGCGCCATTGAGCGATATCAATTGGATGCCACTTCCAACCCGACATCTTCCGCCACGACACATCAATGGGTTACGGGCGTTTTTCCAACCCCAGCGGCCATCGCCAAGGCACCCCAAAACGCAGAAAGGGCCGGCCAGAGTTTCCCCCGGCCGGCCCATGAACCTCTGAAGCGTGATGTCGATTTCGATCCCTAAACTGAAATGTCGCGCATCTCGCAAGGACCGGCCGCCTACCCCGCCACCCTCAGCGCCGCCGCACGTCGTCGATCCCGTTCAGCCCACCATTGATCGCCCAGCGCCCTGCAACTAGGCACGGCCATGGCGCCGCGTTTCGAAGCCGTGGCGCGCCACAGGCATGTGGTGAAGAAGGGCGCCTGGCAGCCGCACCATGCCGCCGACGTGTTAGCCAGCCTAGAGCGCGAGGTCTTCCCCACGATCGGCACCCTTCCCCTCGCCGAGACCACAACGCCGATGCTGCTGACCTTGCTGCGGTGGAACAGCGGCCGGCGATCGACTTGGCGCACTGGCTGCGACAGCGCATCTCCCACATCTTTAGCTTTCATATCAGGGGCACCAGCGAAGGGCAGGATCCGGCGGCGCCGCCCACAGGGGCGCGCGCGAAGATCAATTCGGGGCACTTTATCGCGAACGACTTCCCGTGCTTAAGTGTCTTCGCACAGATTGGTGACAGCAGATCACGGACATCATGGATGGTGGCCTCGATGCCCGGTAGTAGTAGCGAGAGCGGACGGCATGGCGACGACGGAAAACCGCGATCGAGGCGCCTGACAGACAAGATCCTCAACGTGTTTCATCACGCGTGCGATCAGGGGGATCTCGAAACCGCACAAAAACTGCTGCGCATTGTCGAGGACATTCTGGCGCGGCCCATGCAGTCGCCCTCGAAAGAACGGCGGAAAACGATGGAACACCTCGTCGCCGCGCACGAGCGGCTATGGACGTTGCGGAAGCCCGGCGGCGCAATTCATTAAGAGCATGGCCTCCCATGAAACACAGTACTTCGATGCGGCAGGCATACCGCGTGCTTCATGATCACGATGATAAATCGTCAAATATCGAATATCCGACTCCCGGGAACTGTAGCCGGCAGATGTCGAAAAATCGACGATAGGGATCAGTTTGCGTTATGATTTAGTGGATCATATGGCAGCTCAGGTGCCTCTGACACCTCTTCGGGACCGGATTCCATAAGAACATAGGCGCCCCTCAAAATAAAGAGCGTGATGAATATCGAAAGAAGCGCGAATGTTACGAACTTCATTGCGTGCATTGACCACTCGCCCAGGGCCTCAGCCCCACCCGATCAGCGCGGCCGTGCGCTTATTGCACTGGATTTCATGGAACGTGGAATCACTTTTGTGCAGTGCGGCGCATGACCGACGGAATCGACGCAAAGGGCCTCCGCCTCGAAAAGCCTGCGCCGCCTGACCCAGCAATGCTCCAACTCAAAGCAAACCTCAGGGCCGGCGGTTCGCCTTGAAGATCGCACTCATTGCGTTTCAGTGGGTTGTTCTGCGCGTCGATAGAATCATTCTGGCGTCGATGCTTGATGAATGACGGCCGAGCACAGCGATGACCTCGTGCAATGCAGCCGCAGCTCGGCTCGCTTCAGTCTCGGTCTCGGCCTGACCGCGTTCGACCTGCTTGGCGAGCTCACCCAAAGTGGGCAAGAGCACAAGCTGCGACACAGCATTCCTCATGACATGTCTCCTAATCGAGACATGATAATCCAAATGCGGGAATTTCTACCGTTATAATAACGTTAAAATGCCCGGAGCGTGCGGATGTCGGCCCCCAATTCCAGGCCAAAACCCTTAACCAAGGCCGTTCATCGAGGGCAGGTATCGGGCGCGACGCAGCAATCCAGAGCCCCGATATGAGGTCCTCAGCCGCTGCGGGCGGCCGGATAGGCGCTCGGAGCCTGGCGGCCCATCAAGTACTTCGCCGGCGGCGCCAGATCGCCGCCGTACTCGCGCCAGAGCTTCTCGAAGGTCGTGCCAAATACCGCCCGGACCACAAAAACCGCGTGTGCCGATGCGGAATCATTGGCAACCGCGACCCTGTCCATCGCAGTGAAAATCTCCTCGGCCACGCGGAGCAGAGCTTCGCGTGGCTGATCGTGCAGGATCAAATGGTCCCGCAACGCCTTCTCGACAGCGGCAGCGATCGCACCGTTCACCATTGGTCCCTCACAAGCACTACCGTAACGTCTACGTTCACGGGAAGCACCGGCCAGCGATTTACCCGCCCGGATCGACAGGACATTACAAAAAGCCGTGAATTCTGCGCGGGACACCATAGTCCGGAAACGATCCTCGTGAAATATCCGTCAATCACACAATGGCGTTGATGAGAAATTTGACGAAATATCAAAGACTTAATGATCCCTTTGACGCGATACAACCATTGCGCGCAATCGTTTCACTTGAAACACGCATTACTTCGAAAATAACGTTCTGGGCGAACATTGGGGTCATGAGGAACATGAACCGGTCATTCAGCAGCCCACCTGCAACCTATGAGGGACTTGGCGCTGCGGAGGTCCTCTTCCCGGTAATCGGAGGCTCCGCCGACACGCGGGGCACTGGCTACTTCAGCGCGGTGGCGCCGGCCTTGGAAAGCGCCCTCGCTCACGCGCACGAGGCAGGCCACGAACGCGCCGTTCGGATACTGCACGCTGTGCTCGCGATCTTGGACGACCCGCGTCTCCGCTGACGGGTAATCCGCAGGCAGTTGCCTCAAAGCCCCGAAGGCGATCTGAAAGGTCACGAGTTTCCGATCGGACTCGCGGGTCCACGAATGGATTGCCGCCGGATCCGAAGCCAGGGGTGGACGTGGCCCTGGCGGCTATTGCATCGCGGTGGCCTTGGATACGCGCCGCTGTTCTCGTATCGTTCTTTGTCGGCTACCCTCCCCCGCATGCCGCAAGAGATGCCCCCCGCTACGATTGCCGAGATCGCTGCAAGCCTCCAGTACTCCCTGCGCTTTGGCAGCACTGGCAAGGCGCACGGCAAGCGTATGCTCGCCGACCCCGCGCTACTTGCGCCGTGGCTGGCGCAGCACCTGCTGATGAGCAACTTCGTCATTTTGCGTCGCCCGCCGCAGCCCACATACCAACCGGGGAATTGCGGCCAGCGCCCAACCGGGCGCGACGATGTGTGAGGACGCCAAACCTGCCGCCTGGCGGGATCTTCATCCCACTCGACCAAGCAGCGGAACGGGTCGAACAATGGACATGGACCCTACGCCCTAGGCATTTGCACCCTTTGATGCTCCACCGCCGCTACCACGCTGGGGCTTCGGCGGTGCCGCCACAGGAAAAGAGAAGACCCCAGTGTCGACGCCGCCGGTATGCTTCATCTCAGCCGCCACCTAAGAGGCGGGATTGAGTTCACACCCCAGTTCAAGGCTTCTTCCTTTTGCACGGAGAGTGGCCTCCATGCCGGCCGCAGCCGTCGGGCGCCCGAATAGGTAGCCTTGACCGACATCGCAGCCGAGCCCGGCAAGGAGTCGTGCCTGCAGCTCGGTCTCGATGCCCTCGGCCACTGTCATTTTTCCCAATCGTCGCGCCAGGTCAATCACCGCGCCGACGATCGCGGCGTCGCTCGTTTCCGACGGCATGCGAGAGACGAATGACTGGTCGATCTTGAGCGTGTGCACAGGGAACTGCTGGAGATGCGCAAGCGACGCGTAGCCCGTCCCGAAATCGTCCAGTGCAATGGTGACACCGGCGTCCGACAGAGTTTGCAGCGCGCGCTTTACCGGCAGAACCGGCTGCCCCAGGAACACGGTTTCCGTAACCTCGAGTTCCAGGCGTGAAGGATCGACGCGCTTGGCACGCAGCACGTTCAAGATGCGTTCTGCGAAGGCGCCCTTCGCGAAGTCGCCCGCCGATCCGTTGATCGCCACCCGCCCGGGGTCGAGACCCTCATCAAGCCAGCGCGCGATGTCGTCGACAACCTTGGCAAGCATGCGGTCGGTTAATTGTACCGCAAGCCCTGCATCCTCGAGCGCTGCCGCCAGTGCGCTGGGAGGCAGAACATCCTCGCCGGGACGGTGCCAGCGTAGCAGCGCCTCCATCCCGACAACGGCCCCGGTCCTCAGGCAAATCTTGGGCTGATAGAAAGGCACCACACGATCTTCGGCCAGCGCCAGTCGCGCGTCCCGCAGCATGGTCGCCTGGCGTTCGACCTCATCGCGCATGGCAACATTGAAGCTACGGATCGTTCCTGGGCCCGCCGCCTTCGCATCACTAAGTGCGAGGTCCGCGCTCTTCAGCAGGTTCTCTGCATCAGCGCCGTCAGCGGGCCAGAACGCCACGCCAGCGCTGAAGCTGGGCGTCACGTTCCGTCCGTCGATCGACAGGGGTATCTCCCTGTCGATCAGGATCCGCTCGATCGTCTCGACATGCGTCTCGTCCGGCTGCAGTCCGGGAAGGATAATGGCGAACTCGTCACCGCCCAGACGCGCAACCGTGGCGCCTGGCGGTACATCGCCGCTAAGCCGGGCACTGGCAGCCCGGAGCACGGCGTCGCCTGCGACGTGCCCCAAGGCATCGTTCAGCGACCTGAAGCAATCCAGGTCGAGGGTGACCAGGCCGACGCAGCATCCCGTGGCCTTGGATTCAGCGAACGCGGTGACGAGCCGTTCAGTGAACAGCGCCCTGTTCGGAAGGCCGGTCAGATGGTCATGGTAGGCGGCCCGGCGAAGCGTCGCCTCGAGGCGCTTTGACTCCGTGATATCCATCATGGCTCCGACGGAGCGTACCGGCAGTCCCTCGGGACTGCGGACCATGTGCCCCCGAGCAAGCATGTGCAGGTAGGAACCGTTGGCGGAGCGGACACGATATTCGGCTGACCAGTGGGTGCTCGTGCCCCTGATCACTTCATCGATCATCGTGACCAGCCCGTCCCGATCTTCGGGATGGATCCGGTCGATCCACCATTGCAGCGATGTTCCGGCCTTTGCCTCGGGATAACCCAACGCCGTCTCAATGGCGTCGCTCCAATGAAGTACTTCGGTGTCGTGCCACCAGTCCCAGATGATGTCTTTCGTGGCCCGCGACGCTAGGCGGTATCGCTCTTCACTCTTGCGGAGTGACTCCTCGGCCGTGACCTTCTCGTGAATGTCCTCGAGCGTACCATACCATTTGACGACATTGCCGCGCTCGTCCCGGCGCGCGCGTGCGCGCGTCCTGAACCAGCGGTAGCTGCCGTCGCTCAGCTTGAGACGATACTGGGTGTCCACCGGCAGCCGGCCACCGCTGGCAACGGCTTCCCGCCACACCTTGTCGACCGGCGGCAAGTCATCGGCATGAAGCCACCGCTTCCATCCGTCACCAAGCGCTGACGAGGCCGGCGCGCCGACGATCTCCGACCACCGCGGGCCAACTTCAGAAATCTGCCCGTCCGGATCGCCGATCCAGGGAATCTGCGGGTTAAGCAGAACGGAAAAGCGGTGATGTTCCTCGCTCTGCCTGAGTGCGAGCACCACTTCCTGCAACCGCCGCGCTTCCTGGGCCGTCAGTTCCATGATCCGCCGGTCGTGTTGCGCGAGACCAAGCGCCGTCAACAGCACCGCAATGGCTGCGATTATCACTAGGGCTGAAACTTCGCTGATGCCCAAGGGCAAGCCGACCGTGGGGTCGATGCCAGTTGGCGCAATGGACACGGCCGCCATCGCGACAAAATGCAGGACCAGGACGCCACCGGCCATGACGAGCGATGGGAGCAGCGGCAACCGGGTACTGGACTGCGCTGCAAGGAGATAAGCAGAACCAGCGCACAGCAGCAGCCCTCCGGCGAGGGAAGCGGCAATGAGGTCGCCATCGTACGAAACATCACCGGCGACGCGCAGTGCCGCCATATCCAGGAAGTGGGCGAGTACCAACGCGGCGCCCACGAGCAACCCGCCCAGCAGGGGTCGACGGACTGCGCCGTGGAACGCCACTAACCAGCCTGCCGTGGCAACGGCGCATGCCGCCACAACCGAAAGCAGCGCCATTCGTCCGTCGAAAACGACCTCGACGCCGGGATGGTAGGCCAGCATCGCTGAGAAATGCGTTACCCAGATACTAAGGCCGGTAATGATCCCGGCCGCCACGAGCCACGGCTTTCGCTTTTCGGGAGTGGCCTCGCACCCGCGTTGCACCAGGATAAGAGAGGTAAGACATGCAAAAAGGCAGAGAACGGCCACGAGCAGTAGGAGCGCTGGGTCATGCTCGGCGATGAGGCTAGAATATACTCGCATCATCGGATCAGCTGCCCCCCTCGGGCGCACACTACACTTCGTTTGAGTCGGACGCGGTCACGACTGCACGATTCACCCAACGTCTGTGTGAAGGAAAGCACGCCGCCTGCCCGCAACGCACAACTCACGCGGATTTGCGGAGAAGACATGACAAGTTTGCCTTACTCGGCGGTCTCGCGATTTTCACCTGATCGGAACCCGCCCCGATGAGAGGGGCACGAACACGACCCCCTCTTGCCTTCGAGGCGTAACTGCTAGCGTGCTCGCCGCTGAGGGCCTACATCTGATGCAACTTGATCTCGGAACCTTAGCTGCTGCCGGCGGATTAGTTGGGTTCGTGAGTGGCCTGCTGCTCATACTTGCCTGGACGCAGTACGATTGCGGCCGGTCCGCTTTGCGGCTGGGCGTTTCGCACCTGTGCGCCGCAGGGGCGATCATGATGTTGGCACTAAGCAGTGACCAATATCCACTCATGCCCATACTAGCGCAGCCTCTATTCGTTCTGGCCGGCTTTCTCGCGCTCTCCGCTGCATTGTCATTCGACGGCGCTGAAAGCCTAGAAATTTTACTCGCAATGCTTGCGTTATCCTTAAGCATCATTGCTTATCTATTTTTCATGGATTATCCGGCGCAGAACATACGCGCATCCCAGCTGGCAATCGTTGGTTTATTGTTCCTTTGTGCCGCAATTTTTCTATGGAGAAGAAAAATTGAGAAGTCTACAACACGACATTTACTTGCCACCATCTTCTTTATGCACAGCATCGTTCAGGTTATTGGCCTATCCGAAGCTCTCGACAGAAACATGCTGGTGTACGGAGTGCCGTCGTTTTCCAGCTGGTATGGCATTATTCACATAGAGTCGATGCTGTATTTTATTGGATCGACTCTGTTTTTGGTCACCATGTTGAAGGAGCGGAGCGAAATACGCCACGAGATCGCCTCGTTGACTGATCCGCTCACGGGTCTTCCCAATCGGCGAGCGTTTTTCCACCATGGGCACAGGGTGCTGGAACGGTGCCGCAGGAGCAAAGCGCCCTGCACTTTCTTGGTGCTCGACCTCGACCGGTTCAAAGCCATCAATGATACCCATGGCCACGCCATGGGCGACCGTGTCTTACAGGTATTTGCGGCTGTCATACCCCAACAATTGCGTTCGTCCGACATCATCGGACGCCTAGGCGGCGAGGAGTTTGCCGTAATCCTCCCGCGCACCCATTTGCGCGAGGCCGCCGAGATCGGTGAGCAGCTCAGGGCAGCCTTCAGAGAAGCTGCGCTGATGGTGGATGGGATAGAAATTCGCGCAACGCTTAGCGGCGGCATTGCGGTCGCGTTCGGAGAAGCACAGACGGTAGCCGACGTACTCGAACGGGCGGACGCAGCATTGTACCGCGCGAAACTGAATGGACGAGACCGAATCGAATCAGATGCGGGCCCACGAAACATCCACATCGTGAAGAAGGTATCGTGACCCCACCCTAAGGTGTGGGCTCAATCGTACCCCGCGCATCATGCCTGCGATGAGGCATCGAGAATCAAGAATGTTTCGTGCAGCGTCAACAGCGCCAGCAGCTCTCAGTGCAGTTCGCGCGTTGACTACGGCGCCCGCTCCGGCACTCCCGGCTCGCAGCGTCATCCGGACGGATCGATCATCAGCGCCGTCTGCAAGCTGTCCGGTATTCGCCCGGCCGCTTCCATCGCGCGCGGGGTCACCACCAAGCACCTGACCAGATCCATGGTCGTCATCGCGGTGCGGATCGAAGCCGCGGCGCGGGCGAGCTGCGCGATATCGGCCTCAGCGCTCATCCGGCCATCACCAGCGCGCGGGTCCGGATGTCCTCCACGCGCCTCCCCCAGCCACGCCCGAAGGTCGGCCAGGTCCGCAGGCCGCGCAGGAAGGCCAGCCGGGAATCGCACATCGCATGGATCACCGCCCGCCGGTTCGGCACCGCCAGCCGCACCGCCGCCAGCGTCGCCGGCCCGATGAAGCCATCCGCGACCGCGCTCACCGCGGATTGCAAGCACCGCGCCGCCCGCATCCCGCCGCTGTTCACCGCGAAGTCGAAGGTGGCGAGGTCGATCCCGGCGGGCAGGTCATCCCCCCGAACATCCGCCCAGAACCATTGCCGGTAGACCATCGCGGCCTTGGCCGGCGTCACCAGCAGGATGTCGGCACGATCGACATCGCCGTCGCCGTCGAGGTCCATCATGCTGCCCAGGGTGCGGGCGTAGCGCAGCGAGACGCCATGCTTCGTCGCGCCACCCGGGTCGGATGGGTGGTCAACGAAGCCGCCCTCATGCTGCAGGACCACGGCGACGCAGTCCTGGAAGCGGTCATCGGCCGGCGTCGGGCGGAAGGGTGGCGGCGCCTCGCCCACCGCCCGCACCGGCATGGGCAGGGGCGCCGGCCCCTGGGACACAACCGCACCAGGCGGCCGGGTGAACAGGCTGGAAAACCAGCTCGCGATGGCACTCATGGCGTCACGATCTCCCGTACATGCGAAAGCCGCGCCCGGCAGTCCTCGCCGGCCTCGGCCAGATCCAGGATCCACCGCGCCAGCGCCGGATCATCGGGCGCCTCCGGCACCGCCGGCGCCGGCCGGCAGGCCAGCAGCGTGGGCGGCACCACCAGCGGCGCCGGCAGGGCTGGCGCGCAGCCCGTCCAGAGCAGCGCGAATGGCAGGAGCATCAGCGCAGGCGCGGCTCGACGGCGCGGCATCGACAGCCCTCCGGATGGGTTGGAATCGGGCGGTGCGTTCGGCGGCTGCGGTCGCCGCAGCCTCGAGCACGGCGATCGCCCGGTCGCGGCCGATCACGGCGGCCTCGGCCGAGGCGGCGCGCAGCTCGGCGCCCTCGCGCCGCGCGGCCTCGACCCGCCAGGCCGCGCCCAGCACCAGCACGACGACGCCGATCGCCAGCCAGCGCGTGAGCGGCGAGAGGAGAAAGGCAGGCATCACACCCGCCCCGCCATCACGCGCGCCAGCTCGCCGCCGCACATGGCTTCGAGGGTCGCATCCGTCGTGCCCAGCCGCGCCAGCGCCTTGGGCATCGCCCGGCGGCAGTACGCGACCATGTCGGCCACCGCCTGGTCCTGCGACGTCCCGCCATCGATGGCGGTCAAGGCGGCCTGCGCGGCGTTGCCGATCGCGTAGCGCAGCCGCGTGGCGTCGCTGCCGTCGATGTAAACGCGCAACCAGGTCCACAGCAGCGGCAGCCGGGCGATCAGCAGGCCGACGAGCGCGGTGAACACGCCGGCAGCCGCCGTCACCGCCGCATCGGCGATGGGCGCGAGGGTCATGATGGATCTCCGTTGGTGTTGAAGGCCGGCGCGACCGGCGAGGCGCCTACGGCTTGCGCAGGTGCCAAAGAATTCCCGCGACCACGAGGCCGAGCAGCCCCAGCGCGATCGCATTGCCGACCGAGGTGAAGACGCCGCGCTTCACCGCCCGCCAGTCGGCCATCACCTGGCGCAGATCCCGCACGTCATCCGCGGCGTCTTCATCATGCAGGCCAACCGCCGCCAGCGCGCGCCGCGCGCCATCCTCCGATGCCTTCTCCAGCATCGCGCGCAGCTCCACCGCCTCGAGCACCAGGCGCTTCCGATCGTCCATGGCGGGCATCCTTCAACGCAGATCGATCTTGGTCACGACCGCACGATCTCCATGAACGACGTGAAGCGGTGCACCGCCGCGACCTTGACCAGAATGTCGGCATTGCCTGGCGCGCTCGGCGCCTGGTGCGCGAAACGCAACCGCAGTACGGCGTTGTGCGCCCCGGTGCCGACGCTCGCGATCCATAGGGGCTCGACCGAGATACTGTCGGGCGGGTCGCAGACTTCGTCCCGGATCAGGACAAAGGACCGCGCCAGCGCCTCGTCCTTCTTCCGTGCGTACTGCGCCACCAGCTTGAGCTGATAGGTCGCCATATCGGCCCCACCGGTCTGGAGGTTTGTGATGAAGACCTCGACCTCCAACTTGCTCCCGGCCAGCTGCATCGGGGGGACGACCAGGTTGATGTTGACGTCGGTCTGCGTCCCGCCCTCGGTCAGCAGCAGCGTCGCCTCGTCCTGCGTTCGGGCGAGCCCCGCTGTGTACCCACCCGGCCCGGGGTGCTGCACTTCGCCCAGCAGCATCCCGCCGGCGGCCTGGCTGTAGTGTGGCTCCGAGATGATGATGCGGCCATTGTTGTTCCCCTCCTCCCACACGAAGGGATTGAGCGCGTGGGAACTGCCGCCGTCGATCCAGCAGCGCCGGCTGCCACCGTTGTAGGCATGGACGAAGCGCGCATTGTCCTGCAGGCGGCAATCGACGATCCGGATATCGGTGAAGTCCCCGCCGCCGCCGCCGCCGCGCACGATCAGGTTGCCGTCCTGGATCATATTGCCCGGGCCGAACTGCGCCGCCTGGTTCGGCGTGCTGATCGTGTAGAGCGTGACGTCGCCGTTGAAGGTGTTGCCGATGACCCGCGAACCGAAGCCGTAGGCGTCGAACCGGACCGACCCGGCGTCGTTGTCGTAGATGTTGCAACCGGTCATCTGGCAGCCGGCGGAGCCCCGGATGTGCGCGCCCAGACCGACATTGCCCTTCATGGTGCAGGCGATCAGATGGAAGTCGAGCGCCTCGGACGTGTTCTCGAAGCCGTTGCCGGCGCCGTCGTTGAACCAGCACTTCACCCAATTGTTGTCGCCGACGGCGCGCGGGCCGTTGCCGTTCAGCGTACGGGCGGAGTGCAGGAAATTCGCGACGTTCGCGTACTGGAACTTGCACGAGTAGAAGTGGCTGTCCCAGGCGCAGTAGGCGACCGCATAGTCCTTGATGTAGCTGGCATCGACCATGATGCCGGTCCAGCGCATGCGCCCGCTGGCGAAGCTGCTGTTGTTCGCATAGGCGTTGGAAGCCAGCACATAGTTGGTCGCGCTGCCGGCGACCGCCTTGATGCGCGCGACCCCGTTGCAGAACAGGGTGCAGCCATCCCCGCCGACATTCGGCAGCACCGCATCCGTGATGCAATAGGTGCCGCCGGTCCGGAACTCGACCGCCTGCCCCGGTCGGGTCACGCGCGAGAAGGCGCTCTTGATCGCGGCGGTGCTGTTGAATACCCCGTCCGCCTTGGCGCCATCCTGCTCGGGACGCACGAGGGCGGATCGACACGCCCACCAGGCGTTCGACGTATCCTGGAAGGCCGCCAGATGGGCGGGCGGCGACGCGACCCGCTCGAAGACCCCGTCGCCGCCATCATCGGGCGAAGCCCGGCATTCGGTGGCAATCAGCGAACCGAGCGGCAGGGCCAGCGCGGCCACCAGGGCGGCGGCCTGCGCCATGTTCTGGAACACGCGCCCGGCGCCCTTGGCGGCGTGGAAGCGGACCTCGTCCATCAGGGTCGTGCGGCGGTGCTGCGAATCCTGGTAGACGCCGCGAATTTCGCTACCCGTCAGCTCCTCCGCCGGCGCCGTGTCCATGTCCACGACGCTGTCGGCGAAGCGCCCGACCTCGAGCGCCGGCACCACCAGCGTGACCCACTTCACGCCCGGCCCGAAATCGACCCGCGCGCCATCCGCGCTGCTGTCATAGGTCGTGTCGCGCGAGATCGTGTCGGCGCCCACCAGGGTCGCGCGGGCCGTCTCCCAGGCGTTGCTGATCGGGTCCTGGATCAGCACCGTCATGGTATCGCCGACGACGAAGCCGGCCTGCGCGAACGACTGATGACCCACGGGCGCCTGGCCAATCACCAGCGCGCCCGTGCCGACACTGAGGGTCGCGTGCTTGACGCGATCCGCATAACGGAGAGCCATGGGCCGTTCCTTGTGAATGAGAATAGGCGCGCGGGCGCGGCACGGCGCGGCCACCCCGGGCGGGGCAGCCACGCCGACCGGGCGGCGCGATGCTGAGGAAGTCGGCGCGCACGGCGCGCCCGACGCTTTAGTCCGGGACGGCGGTCACAGCGCCGCGGCGGCGCGGAAGCCCTGGTCGACATCCTCGACCGTGAAGCCCAGCGCCGCACCGAGGGCGCCGATCAGCGGGTGCGTGCGCTCATAGGTGCTGGCGTATTCCCACTCGATCGCCGCCACGTCGCGCTGCCCCTCGGGCAAGGCCGCGATCGCGGCATCCACCTGCGCCAGCGTGCGGCCCTGGCCGACCAGCCACAGGCGCAACTGTCGGGCGGTCACGTTCGGGATCGGCGCCACCGGCACCGTCGGCGCCGCGAAAGCCTCGCCATTCCACGACCAGCCGGCGGCCACGCCGGTGCCGTCCGGCACCGGCACCAACGCGGCGACCAGGTCGGGGTGGAATTGCTCCGCCAGCGCCGGCCCCTCGGGATCGACCGCGATCAACTCCGCGACGGAACCGGCCTGAATGCGTGCGTACAGCGCCATGCTCACCACTCCACCACAACGATGCCGGGCGCGCCGAAGCCACCATCCGCGGCCCCCGTGACGCCGGCGGCATAGGCACCACCGCCGCCACTGCCGGGCGCGCGGCCATCAAGGCCGCCACCACCAGCGAAGGCCCCGCCACGACCGCCACCACCCCAGAAGGACGCGCCGCCATTGCCGCCCATGATGCCCGCGGCGGTGGAGGAGGTGCCGTCCGTGCCGTCCCCGCCCCACAGGTTGACCTGCCCGCCCGTGGCGGCCGAGGCGCTGATGCCGCCGGCACCGCTCGCGCCCTGGCCGCCCACGCCACCCGGCGCCGATGCCAGCGCCCCGAAGGAGGATGTGCCACCGTTGCCGCCATCACCGGCACCCGCGACACCCGCCGCACCCACGGTGACGGCGATGGTCTGGCCCGGCGTCACGGCATACCATCCGATGGCGGTCTGGCCGGCGGAGCCGCCACCGCCGCCACCAGAGGTCGTGGAGCCCGAGCCCGCGCCACCGCCGCCCGTGACGGTCGCCTTCACGCGGTAGACGTGCTCCGGCACGGTGAAGGTGCCGGAGGCGGCGAACACCTGCCCATCCACCGCGGACAGGATCCCGATCGCCTCCGTCAGCTGCGTATCATCGGCGGCATCGAGCGTGAGGCCGGCCTCCTCGATCGGGTTAGCCAGCGTCTCCTGCATGCCGTTGTACCACTCGTAGCCCGGCCGGGTCGGCGGGGTGACGCCCGGCGTGCCGCCGGTGAAAAAGCCCGGCGTGTCGGGAGAGCCCGGCGCGGCCGGCTTGACCGGGACGGCGCTCGATCGCGTGACGCGCTGCATCAGACCACCTTTACGACTGTGATGGATTGGAGGTGCCGCTCGCCATCCGTGACGGCCTCGGCCGGCCAGGCGAAGGCCATGCCGAAATCGCTCGCCGCGAGCGCGCCCTCGGCCTCGTAGAAGGTGCCGGCGACGTTCTGCGTGCCGCCCCGCACCAGCACGTCATAGGTGCCTTCCGGCAGGTCGAGCGTCAGCGCCTCGGACTCGCTCGGCTCGAACAGCATGCCGCGCAGCCCGTAGCGCGGCAGGCCGTTGAAACGCTGCGCGAGGGTGGCAATCGGCACGGTGTCCGTCAGCGGCGTCAGCGACCCGACGCGCAGCGTGGGGAAGCCGATGTCGAAGTCGATATCGAAGACCCGGCCGCTCGTGTTGACGTGAGCGATGCCCACCCGCGCCGAGACGACGCCGGCGGCGGTCATGTTCCGCGGATAGACGAAGGGGCCGTCCGCAAAGGTCCTCGTCGCGCCATCGGCGATGGTGGTGGTGTAGTCCCCCACCACCGCGCCCGCGCCATTGAGCCCGACATTGCGCGCCCTGAAGGCGATCGTGCTGTGCGTGCCGCCGACGCGAACCACCTCCAGATACATGGTCGCGCAGGTGTCGGTCCCGGTCGGCGCCGCCGCGCTGTCGAAAGGCTGGAAGTGAATGACCGGATAGCCCGCCCCGCTCGACGTCCCCTGCAGGCGCCAGCGCGTGTAGGGGATGCCATCGCGCACCCCGCTCGACAGGTATTGGGGCGTGATCCCCGACCCGCTGACGACCGCCCAGCCATCGGGCAGCGTCGGCGCGCCCGCGCCATCGCCCCACGGGTTCGGGATCATGTTGTAGGGCAGCGCCGGGTCGTAATCGAAGCGCGCGACATCGGCCGCGGCCGATTGCAGCAATCCGCGATAGTCATAGTACGGCGCGCTGCCCGGCCGGCGCAGCGTGGTGCGCGTCGGGAAACCGATCAGGAAATTGCGCGTCTGCTGGTAGTCATCGAAGATCGGCACGGTGTGCGCCGGCGCGATGCGGCTGACGACGCAGGCATGCGGCAGGCCGACGCCGATCGGCGCCCACACCGTCCAGGCGAAGGCCCAGGGTTCGTCATAGACCGGGTACTCGCAATCATCCTCGCAATGGTGCGGCCGGTGCTCGGTGATGGCGGCATCGACGCCATAGCCGGCGATCAGCTCCAGGATGGTCGGCAGGGTCGGCGTGCGCCCCTCGATGATCTTGGCCAGCAGGATGGCGCGGCGGGCGGCCGGGTCCGTCACGCTTGGGTTGCAGGGGTCCGGCAGGCCATAGGCGCGCTCCCAATCCGCCAGCATCTCATCGGTCAGGGCCGGGTCGCTCTCCCGCTCCGAAAGGTCCGCCGTGCGGGCGTGCTGGCGCGCCTGCTGGTCAGCGATGCCGGTCAGCAGGGCGGTCAGCCCCGCATCATGGTCGCGCGCCCAGGCGGCGCCGCGCGGCAGCAGCGCCTGCAGCCCCGCCAGGAAGTCCTCGGCCTCGAGCTCGGCGATGCTCATGCGAAGGTCACCGTGCCGAGGGTGGCGAGCTGCGCGGCGGATTGCGACACGTCGCCCGACGGCACCGTCATGCTGTGCCAATTCTCGCCGGCGGCGCGGCTGATGGCCTCGATCAGGCGGGAGCGGCGGATGGTGCCGGCCGGCGCGGCGTCGCGGCGGATCTGCGCGGCGAGCTCGACCGCGATCGCGGCGCGCACGGCCGCCGTATCCGGGTTCAGCCCGGTGATGGTCACGGCGATCGGCGCCGGGGTGGGCGAGAACACGACGCAATCGGCGGTGACCGGCCGGCGCGTGTCGATATAGGCCTGGACGGCCGCCACATCCCCGGCCTCCGGGAAGATGTCCACGCGGTCATCCATGACGAAGGCGACATCGACGGTGCCCGGCCCGCGATTGAGCGGCAGGCACCAGGCGCGCGTGACGCCGGTATTCTCCAGCGCCCAGGCGACATAATCCGTCGCCGACCCACCCGTGGGCGGCGCGGACAGGCGCGCGCGCAGCCGGTCGCGCAGCGCGGCGTCCGATTCCTCAGGCCCGCCGCCGGTCAGCCCATCCGCGCCCACGATCGCGGTGCCGTTCACGCCGGCGATGGCGGTGACGAAGGTGAGGCTGGCACCGGCCTCCAGATCCCCCTCGGCGCCCGCCGTGGCGGCGAGCAGCGAGACGCTGGCCGTGCCCGACGCGATGGTGGCGGGGGCGGTCACGGCATAGACCACGCCATCGCTGCGCGTGAGCGTGGCGCCCTCGGCGATGGTGGTGCCATTCGTGCCCGTGGCGGTCACCAGCCCGCCGGCCGCCGTCGCCGGCTTGCGCGCCAGGCCGACGATGCGGCACCAGCGGTCGAGGTATTCGCCCTCGGCGGTGTCCGGGATCACCTGCCGCTGGACGAAGTCCAGGTAGCCATACTGGTGGTGCACCATCGCCGCGAAGGCTTCCGCCAGCACCATGGCCAGCGACCGGCGCAGCGCGGCATCCGTGCCGGGCAGGCGCGCGGCCACATCCGCACGCGCCTGGACGCGCAGCGCCGAGAGAGTCGGGCGTTCAAAGCTCATCGTCCAGCCTCCGTGTTCCACTGCACCGCGAATTCCTCCCGTGAGGCGCGCCCGCCGCGCTGCCGGTCGATGGTGACGACAAGGCGCAGCTGGTCCCCGCGATCCCCGCCCCAGGTCGCGACGGCATCGACGGCCGCGGCGACGCCATCGGTCACCAGCCAGGCCAGCGCGTCGCTTGCATAGGTCTCGGCCCGGCGGCGGGTTTCCTCGGTGCGCTTCTCCCGCACCAGCAGCCACAGGCGGGATCCGATCGGGTCGGGCTCCGCGCCATCCACCGGCGTGTCACCCCACCAGCCGCGCCGGTCGTCCCCGCCATCGGGGATCACGTCATCGGGCCGCGCCAGCGCGTCGGTGAACAGGCTGATCAGCACGGCGGTGCGCAGCCCGTCCTCCCGCACCAGGTCGCCCTGCGCGACCGCCACATCCGCCGCGGCGCGGGCCGGGTCCCAGATCAGCGCGATGTCGGTCATGACGGTCCCGTGGTGTTGCTGCCGCCGGTCTCGACTCCGCCATGGACATGCGTGTTCAGGTTGATCCCCGGCCCGGTGAGGGTGAGGGTGCCGGACACATCCAAATCCCCGGTCACCGTCACCTTCGGCGCGGTGATCTCGACATCCCCGGCCGAGACGATGGTGACCTTCAGAGCGCCCGAGACCGTCACCCCCTCGCCGTCCAGCAGCACCTGCTGGCCCCGCTTGTCGCGGACCGCGATATCCCCGGCGCCAAGCCCGATCGCACGCAGGCTCGAATCATCGGCCTGCAGCGCCACCAGGTGGTCGCGCCCGCCCACCTCGAGCACCAGCACGTCGGCGCCGCTTTCCGGCACGGCCGACATGCCCATGGGCAGCATCAGCTCGACCCGCGTGCGGGTTTCGCCATCGGCCATCTGGATATCGGCGATGGTCCGCCCGCCGCGCACGCGCGCCGACAGCACGCGGCCGCGCGAGATCGTTGTCGACATCGTCAGATCCTTCCCGATCCCTGCACGACATCCGCCCAGGAGCCGCCACCCCCGCCGCCGCCCCCGCTGCGCGCCGGCTTCAGCGGTTCCGGCAGCAGCGCCTCCTTGGGCGTGAGCGTCAGCTCGGTGCGCCGCCCATCCGGGCCGAGCGTGAAATCCGTGCCGATGATCAGCAGCTCATGATCCAGGCGCAGCCAATCTGCCCGGATCGGCACCAGCTCATTCAACCGCCACAGCCGGCCGTCTTCCTGGCGCCAGCCCTGCACCGTCGCGTTCACGCGCAGCGAATTGGCCCGCGCCGTCGCCGCCGCCCACACCGCGCGGTCCCGCGCGAAGGCATTGTCGCCGGCCCCTTCCGCGCGGAAGATCTTGGGGCGGTTGCGCGGCACATCCGGGTCGGTCGCCAGGCCGGTGACCGAGACCTGCACGCCGGCATTCGGCTGCTCGGCCTCGGCGCTGTCGTCATCGTCGCCATCGCCATCGCGCGACACCGCCGCGCCGGTCTGGCGCTGCGCCATCGAGACGTAGCGGCTGAAGCGCTTCGAGACATCGATCCGCGCCGAGGCCGCCAGCAGGTTGCGGCCGAGCTCGAGGCGCCCCGACGCGCGCCGTTCCCCCGCCCGCGTCAGCACCAGCCGGCCCTGTTCATCATCATGCGCGATCACGCCGCGCAGCCGGCCCAGGCGCTCGATCGTCTTCCAGGCGGTGTCGGTGCGGTCCTTCGCCTCCACGCCGAAGGGCGCGCCGTCCGGTGCTTCGTTCACCACCTCCACCCCAAAGGGCTGCGCCAGGGCGCGGGCGATGGCCGGCAGCACGGCGCCGCGGAATTCGGTGCCCGGCAGTTCCGGCGTGCAATCCACCAGGTCACACGTCTTGCTGCGGCCACGGATGCGCACGCGGTGCTGCTTGGCATCCGCATCCGCCTCCACGATGTCCACATAGCCCTTCAGCACCGGGTCGGCGCCGAGGCGCAGCTCGGCCTCGGCGAAGGGCAGGATGCGCCAGGCGTCATCCCGGCCGGGCCAGCGTTCCGACACGGTCAGTTCGAAATCGGCCGCCGCGCGGTCCATGGCGCGGGAGACGCGGAATTCCGCCCAGCCGCCATAGATGGCGCCGCCGATGAGCAGCTCGACCGCATCAGCCATCGCGCAGCGTGACCCCCTCAGCCGGCATGAACAGCGGGTGCGGCACCCGGTTCAGCGTCACCAGCGCATCCGCCTGCCCTGCCTCGGCGAACAGCCGCTGCGACAGCACCAGCGCCGGCAGCGGCTGCGGCACGGCATAGGCGGCGATGCGCGGCAGCTGCGCGGCGCGGTCGGTCAAATCCGCCTGCACCGCCGCGGCCAGGGCCCGCCAGGCGCTGTAGACCTCATCCGAACCGGCATCGGCCGCTTCGTCTTCACGCGCACGGATCAGGTCGAGCACCGCGTCCCGCGCCGCCAGCGCGGCATCGGCGCTCGGCCAGGATGCCAGGGAGGCCGACTGCGCCGCCGCGATCGTCGCCGCCGTCATGGCGAGGTCGTGCACCGCGACCAGCGCGGCCTGCTCGGTCGCATCCGCGCTGGACGGCGCCGGCAGCCCGGCGGACAGCGCCAGCAGGTCGAAGGGCTCGGCGGTCGGCTCCGCGTCGCCGCGGCTGGCGATCGCCACGCCGGCATCCAGCACCGCGACCGCGACCAGCGGCGCATCGGCCAGCGCCTGGTACGGGGCGGTGACGGATTCGGCGAGGCTTTCGGGGTCGGTCGCCGGGTCCGCCAGCAGGGCGCCGATCGCGCTCGCCACGCCGGTCAGCTCATACAGCGGCAAAGTGAGCCAGCCGCCCGTCAGGTTGCGCGCCAGGTCCTGCGCGAAGCCGAGCACCACGCCCTGCGCGAAGCCCACCAGATCCCCGCGCGCGGCGGTGTAGATGGCGTAGGCCGTCTTCGCGAGGCGCAGCACCCGCTTGCCCGTGGCCAGCACCTGGCCGAGCGTGTCGCTGCGCTCGGTCGGGCTGGCCTGCTGCCCGGCATCGACGAAGACGAAGTCGAAGGTGCAGAAGCGCCCTTCCCTGTTGCTCTCGCGATAGCTGACGGATTCGCAGCGCGCCTGCTTCTCCCCCAGATAGGGGTGCACCAGCGTGCCGGCCTCGTTGCTGTCGGCGCAGGCCTCGACCAGCGCATCGCGCTCGGCGAAGTACCCGTCGCCGATCACATAGCCGGTGATGCGCCAGCGCGCCGTCGCCTTGCCCAGATCCTCGGTGAAGCCGGTATCGCGCAGCGGGAATTCATGCGCGACGACGCGGCGGCCGGATTCGGCCTGGTGCTCCGTCACCAGGAAGGCGGCACCCCGGAAGGATGCGCGGCGCAGGCCGGCGCGCCAGCCGAAGCCGGCGCTGCCGGCCGCCAGCACACCATCCGCCGCGCCCTGCGCCTGGCCGAGGAAATCCGACATCAGAAGGCGCCCATGGTGGCGTAGCCGACATCGAGGTCGGGCCGCTGCACGCCCCGGCCGGTCGCCTCGGCATCCACCCGCGCGCCACGCGGCACATTCTCGAAAGACATGCGCACCCGCACCTCGCCCTGCGGCGCCGCCACGGCGGCCCCACCCGGGGCGGATTGCGGCTGATACAGGCGCGGCAGCGCGTTCGGGAAGGCGGGCTCCCCGGTGTCGGGGTCCAGCGCCGGGCCGCCATAGAACCCGCCTGCGCCGCCGCGCGCGCCGAAGGCCCGGCGCCGGTCCTGCTGTGCCTCCGGGCTGAAGGCGGGGTTCGCGCCGGCGCCGCCGGTGATGGCGCCCAGCGCCTCCGCCCCGCGCACGATCATGCGCACGATCGGGCCGATGACCTCCCAGGCCCCCTCGAAGATCGAGGTCACGCTGGCCCAG